TTGCAAGCGTAGCAATATAAAGATTTAAGATATCGTTCGGAGTCATCGCTTTGGTGTCGCATAACCGAAAACACCAGCAAGTACAGCCCAAAGGATCGAGCGGTAATCTGCTGCGAAGTTAGATGCTGCCCAAGCCGATAGGAACGCACCGGCTGTAAGTACATAAGGATTTTTCATATTCATTGGCTTCCCCCTAGTAACGGAACATTAAAGAACGAATTATCTTGATCGCCTTTGCGAGTAAAAGATACATGGAGATGAGTGCGGTGCTGATTAAGCCCTTTATATTTTCTCCAACGCCAGAGACTTCTAAGGCTTGCGATCTTGCCGTCAAAGATGAGATACGCAATTCTGCGATCAGTCTTTGCCAAGATACGAAGTTGATCTGCCACATAGGGCATGATGTCCGGCTTAGGTTTCCCTGATAGATCGCGGTCAATGTCAATGGCACGAACCCAGCCCTGCTCATCTGGATTATGGTCAGACTTACGAGCTGAGTGCTTACTATCACCGATCCAGCCGTCTGAGGTACGCAAACGATCGCCGTAGGCATCGTCAAATTGCTCCCTGAGTTGGATACCGGCTTTGCATAGTTTTGGCTTCATGCAAGCAATAGCGCCAATTCATCTGGAGTTAGCCCTAAGCGATCTGCAATAGCAGCCTTAGCCTGCGCCTTCTCGGCTGCTGCTTGCTCCTCGTCTGCCTTCGCTTTTGCGTAAGCGATAGCATCTGCTTCGCGCTGCTTGATTTCCTCGGCTGTAAGTTCTACCTCAGAGACTTCGCCTGTCTCGCAGTTAACGATTATCTTTGTGTCTGCCATGTGTGTCTCCTATGATTTAGATATGCCGTAAAGTGAAGCGGTTGAATACTGTGCAAAGTTGCCATAGTCCAGAGTTAAAGTAATCTGGTTAATTGCGGCTGTGCCGTTCCATAGCGCAGCCTCAAGACCCATAATCGTGTCCCAGCCAGTTGCGTTCTGTTCTGTAACGCTGTCGATAGAAAAGGATTTTTGTGCGCTACCTGCATAATTAGGTACATAGATTTCCGTGCTGCTAAAACTGCTCGCTGTAAAGTTTGATGCATTTACATAACCACCTGTTGGACCACCAGTAGATGAAGCCGAAGGTGTGCCGCCCGAAGCGCGAACAACTTTAACTGTGTAGGTTGTAGATGTACCGTTAAAGTTTAAGGTAGCGAATAGCGAGTCTCTAGCGCCTGAGGTAGTTGTGCCTCTCGCTGATAGTTTTAGAACTAAATCGGTGTAAGTGCTAGGAATAGAAGTAAAGTCGAAAGATACCGCCCCACCTGCTCCTGCAGTAGCAGTGCTTCCAATTTGGATATAAGTTGCCATTATGCCGCCTTAATTCCGTATAGGGTAAAGGTTGAACCTGCAATCCAATTACCAACTCCAGGGTAATATAAAATAGAAGTAATAGCAGCAGTATTACGCCACAGACCAACAGTTGCATCTACACCTGTGCCTGCTTCATTTGTTCTAGTTAAAACTGTTTTATATGTTGTTGTATTGGAATAATTTTGTAACTGAAATATGTAAGCATTTGTTATAGATGTAGCCGCAGACGCATAGTTATCTACTCTGATGGCAGTTTGATTAGAACTTCGACCAGAGATAGCGGAACTGCCTGTTCCAGTAAGTTGTGTGAAAGAATAATTTGAGCCGCTATCGCCGTTTAATCGGACATAAGTATTAGTTGCAGTAGTTGAACCATTACTAGTAACTAGCAGTAAATCTGTGTAAGCACCTGAGATGCTTGAAAAGGTCACAGAGGCGGCTGAAGTACCTAGTGTCTGAGTCGCTATTGGTTCATAAGTTTTAGCCATTATTTGACCCCATAAAGCGCGAAAGATGAGTATTGAATAAAACCTGTACCCACACTAGAAACGATATCTATACTGCTAACTGCGGCAGTACTCATATAAAGACCAGAAACAAAGGTGAGACCGCCGCTGGTGTTATTGAAATCTGCACCAGTTAAGGCTCTAGTGGTTTTGTATTTATTGGTATTAGCATAATCTAATATGTCTAAAACAGTTACAGCAAATACGCTGGAAGTGTTGCTGTTTCCAGCCCCATAACCACAAGGTAATCCGCTAGTAGAGCCAGCCACATCTCCAGCCGATGCACTTGCGCCGCTACCGTACAGGTAGTGTCCGCGATAATTTCCGCTGGTTGCATCTGAGTTTAATTTTGCTCTCATAAAATTAAGTCCAGCAGAAGCATCATTGTTTCTTGCCAACATGCGTAACTGAAGGTGCTTATAAGTACTAGGAATAGATGTAAAAGATATAGATGATGCGCCACCTGCGCCTACCGTGTAAGTCTGAATAGACTCATAATCGCCCATCGCAGGGGTTTCGCCCCCTAGTAGAGCGACCGTATTATTAAGCATTAGGCAATAGCCCCCACGACATACCAGTTATTTGCAGAAGTCTGGATTAGTGCGCATGACTTGTACTGGTTTAGGACTGGGCTTGCTGCTGTTGCTCCAGCAGATAGAACGGTTACGCCACCTGCGCCTGAGATCGTTACTGCGCCAGCGCCTTTGTTTAGGACTGTGATTACAGTTCCAACTGGGAAGGCTACGCTGGCATTTGTAGGGATCGTCATGGTTGAAGCTGATGCATTTGATCGGGTGACTAGAACCTGATATTGATCGGTAAGGACAGGCGTGTAAGTTGTGCCTGTCTGGTCGTTAAGCGTAAAGGCTACTAAGCCATTGAACATAGCGGCTGAGAGAACATCTCCAGTTGCTGCCGGCATTCCTACTGTCATCTGATTATCTCCTAATACGCCATTATGTTAGTGCCGATTATACCTGAAATATCCGAGCCGATGATGAACCCTTCAACGATCGGTTCGAGAGTTGTAACAGTTACGCTCATGGCATTTGGCGTGATGTTCCATGAGAGTCCTTGCGCTTGCAAAGTCTTAACGATAGTTGAGCCGTCTGGCTGGACATTGGTGATCTTTAGATTTGAGAAGTAGTCCAGACCAAGCATTGTGGCAGTAGGTACATCTGGGTCGAGTAAATCCACCGTCATGGCATCTATGCGGATCGTAGTCTCTTTGCGAGTTGCCACATAAATCTTTGCCACATTAAGCGCATCTGCATCGGTCTGGAGAACCAAGTTGTTCTCGTTAATTTGATGAGGGAAGTATTTGGCAATACTCGCTGAGTCTTCGGCTACTTGCTGAGTTCCGCCGTAGCGAGTCATGCCGGCTGAGTTGATGATCAACTTATCATCGAAGGCGAAGGTTAGGTTTGTGTACGGAATACCAGTAGTTTGGTCAAACTCGATCGGAGTTTCGCTATACTTCTTGATTACATTGGTACGGTTTAGGAATATGGCAGTTCCCTCTGTGTCGATATAGAACGCGCCTTGTTCAGAAAACTCTGCGTTCTTGAGGGCATCAAGGGCTGTGCGAGATGTCGCAGGATCAGCAATACATGTGGTGTTACCTGTGTCGATCGTGCGCATAGATGAAGGCCATTGGACTTGATCTAGGATCTTGCCAATGCGTGTGCCGGTATCTTGTCCAGCCGTAGCAGATGCCACAGTTGTAATCCCAGCCTGCTGCATTAGGCGGAAGGCATCGGAGCAGATTATGTCCACATAGCCTGTCTCTTGGCCTTGCGGATAGGTGTACTTATAGTCTGTTGTATAACCTGAAAATAAAAAGTAACCAACGCCGCCTACGGTTGCTGAGACACGCAACTTGCGAAGCGGTGTTAGATAGCCAAAGTACGGGCTAGAAGTGTTTTGTGGGTTGAAATAAGAATCTGGATCTAGGACTCGGATCGTTGCAGATCCAGCCTCGTAAGTATCGCGCATGATGTTGCGACCGCGTTTAATAGTAATCTGTCTGACATTAGGTGTTAGATCAACCGTAGGCTCTGGAGTAGTTGTAGATGCAAGTGTGCCTGTGCCTAACTTGCCGTACTTAACATCGCCAATAGTGAATGGGTAGCCAAAGGTAGCGCCGCTTGTAAAGTCGAATGAGACCGCTATCTGGGCAGGTAGTGTCATGAGCCGAACGATCCGCCTTGACGATAGATCGAAGCGAACTTGGCAGATAGCGAAGCATCGAGCAAGGTATCGCGTAGAACATCTTGCAGACCTTCTTGGGCAATAATTGAGCCAGCATTGACATTTACTGTGAACTCAACTCCTGCCGCGCTGGTTTGTGTTGAAGCATTTGGCAACGAGTATTGAGTTCCAGTTACGCCATAGCCTGAAGCCATAGAAGTAACAGGTGCAGGACTTACTGTTGTGATGCGGCGTACTTGTGCCTCGATCATGTCGAGATAAGACTTCCATGCTGTGAAAGGATTTTTAGCATCTGGCAGGCTTGCTAGGTAAGCCGCTAATTGCTGTGATAGCCCTTGAGACTTGGCAAGTTCTCCAGCGAGTTTAGATGCTTCTGAAGTATTGCCGGTAAGGATCGCTAACTGAAGTTCTAGGCGCTTGCGCTCCTCGGCTGAGATGTCACCCTTGAGTGCAGCGATAATCTGAGTCTGTTGGATATCGAACAGAGTGCCAGCCTTTTGCAAGGCTGTCTGTTCTTTGATCGCTTTGGTTTGCTCTTTGGTTGTCTTAAGCAAAGCATCGCGGTTCTTTTTGGCTGCTTTATCGGCTGCCGCTTTTTGTAATTCTGCGCGAATGGCTGGAGTTATACCTGAACGGTCAACCCCTCGGTTCATCTCGGCTTCGCCTATGGCGCGGAAGGCTTTTAAGTCTCCACGCGCTAGGGCTGCTAACTGACCAACGCCAACACCAAAGCGGCGAACGAAGGTGGCAAGTGCGGTTGAAGTCTTTTCAATTAAGTTAAGCGTGTTAGTAAGTCCACCTTCTCCGCCGCCGCCAAGTGCTGCAAGTGCATCGAGTAAGCCGCCGCCGATGATCTCTTTAGCGTTATTAGCTGCAACAGATAGGCGTTGCAGAGATCCTGCGTAGGTATCAACTGAAGTTTGAGCCTGTCCGCCAAATAGATCGTTTATGCGTGTCTGGACTTCCTCAAACTCCATAGCCTTGAGTTCAGCCTGAGTTAAACCAATACCGTACTTAGCAAGGGATCGAGTCTGGCCTACATAGGCCTTTGATAAGTCACCGGCTACTGATACAACATCTGCGCCGCTTGCTGCGCTTAGATCAAGGGCTGTGCGGAGCAACTGTTGGCTCTTAGCAACATCTCCAGTTGTAGTTAATAAACGCTGAAAGGCTGGGCGCAGTTGGTCATCAAGTACGCCAAATTGCTTTTCTAAATCGGCAATAAAGTTTTTAACTGAAGGATCTGAAAAGGCTAAGCCTAAGTTATCTAAAGACTGGGTTAATACTCTGGCTGCTTTGTCATCTTGTGCAAAGGCTTTGGCAGCATTAAAACCAGCGCGACCTAAACGCTGAACGGTGAACAGACCAACATAAGACTTAGCAAGTGTTTTAACCTGTGAGTTGAGTCCAATGGTCGATTTAACAGCATCGTTAAAGGCTTTGCGGCCAACGAACTCGGCGGCAATATCTACTTTTACATTAGTTGCCATTAGTTATATCTACCTGTCTTAGCGTTGAACTTAGCGGCTGCGCCCTCAAGGGCTTTGATAACTGCTCCTTGAGTTTTGCCTTGATCCTCATTCCAAGCGCGAAAGATGCCGCGACCTTGCATCTTGCCCTGACCTTTAGAATCGCCACCTAAGCGTGGTGAGAAGTTTCCGCCGGCGTTCTTGCGGCCTGCTGTCTCGTAGATCGCGCCTGCGGCTGACTTGTTAAGCAAAGATACAAGCGAACGCCAACCCCGATAATTAGGGCGACTTGGCGATGTCTTGTAAGTGATACCGCGTTTAGCGATAGTTGGATTATAGGTAGGGAATTTGCCTTTACCGTCTGCGCGTTCTGCCCAGCCGCTTAAAGGTGACTCAGCCGGCATGTAGCCGCGAGCCTTAGCAGCGATAGGCTTAAGCAAATTGCCCAGTTCTTTAGTTGTCTCTTTGGCTAGATCAGGTTCATATTGTTTTAAGGCTTTACGGAGTTTATCTGCGCCTTTTACTTCTGTTGGCATCAGCTTGCTCCTTTGCTCTGTCTTTCAGGGCTTGTAATAAAGTCCTGAACATCGTGTGATCTAGTTCGATTAAAGTCTGTGGCGAGAGTCCAGTCTCAAGCGATAGTCTCGCTATGAGATAGGTGAAGGACTCTCGCGTTACTCCAAAGGGTCGTCGTCTAAGACCTCAACTCGCGTCAATGTCTCAAGGAATGACTCTCCGAAGGGTTTAACGGTTTCACCCGACCTACGAATTGCTTCCCAGCAAAGCCAATAAACATCGCTCTGCTTTTCATCATCTCTAAAGGCTTTATGAAAGCCCTTCTTTGCATATTGCTCGAAGGCGTACTCGATCGCCGGAGTGATCTGGTACTCGTTAACGCTTCCATCTGCCCTTGTTACCTTTAGTTTTGCCATGCTTTTGCCCCTTAGTTAGTTATCAGGAAGTTGTAATTGCGACTGTGCCGTTGACTGTCCAAGTTACGCTCTGAGTTCCAAGATCGCCAACTGCGCCGTTAATATCGGTTGTGTTGTTGACTAGGCATGTCATTGTGTAAAGTGGGTTAGTCGCTGATGTAGCTGCTGAAGTCTGCTTTAGTGTGACGGTAACTGAAGTTCCCCATGCAGCCTGCAAAGTTGCTAGAACATTTGCTGCGGCTGTGTCATTTAGGAAGTCGATAGTTAGTGATGATGCTTCCAAGCCTTTGACGAACTTGTGGCCTGAGTCACCCATTGCTGTCACTTCGAGTTCATCGAAAGTGCGGTTAAGTGTTACTGATGTAACATGGTTAGAGAGGTCAACCGAGTTAACAGTAACCACTACTCCATTATTTAGAAATACTGCCATTTGGTTTATTCCTCATCTTTCTTAGTTGCTGGTTTTGGTGCTGGTGTTGCAGGAGTTTGCCCGATCTTGATCAGGAACTCTGCTTGTTCTTTTTCCCATTCGGACATGGTTTAACTCCAACTCGTTAGGACTGACACCTGCATTGAGCAGGTTAAAAGATCGCCCGATGCAGCATTGAGAACGCTAGGCGCGCTCACATCTCCCACATTATAGACGATAGAGGAAGCAGATAACTTGTTAAACATGGCTACCAGCATTTCCTCAATACCATTTAAGTTGCCCTCGTTATCGAGCAACGGTACGAACACATTAAGATTAAAATTAGCAAGCGGTGCGATCGTGTTGTAACTGTTGTTATTTGGTGTCACATAAGGATCGGCAGGGCTTACAACGATGCTATTGGCGATCGGAGTAGCCGGTGGGAATGAAAAGACAGACCAAAGGGCGTTATCAACTAGGGCTGCTGCAATAGTTGCGCGAAGGGTTGATATGGCTGCAGTCATGGTTAGCCAACCATGCTGCGCGGATCGAGATACGGAGCAAGCAAGCCACGAACGCGAGCAAGCAAAGTGTTACCCATGCGATAAGGGCTTGGAGCATAGCCATCAACTGTAACGCCACCGCTTGAAGGCGCTTGGCGGCTCTGCCAAATGTCAATAGCGATCATGAGGCTTGCTTCTTGTATCGCCGGTACTGTGGCAGGATCTAAAGTCGCTGCTGCGGCTACTGTGCCAAAAGGGTTGACATCGTGGCGTGGTCGAACTGTGCCATTGTTAATTGTGTAGGTAATCGACTTTTCGCCAACTTCAGTTATAGTCTTGCTGCCGTTTAAGTGAGCCTCATTACCGCTAACTACAACGGTTTGACCTACATAAAATACTTCTTGGACATAATCATCAAAGTAAAGTGTTGCTGTTGTGGCTGTTGATGAATAAGCCACATTGAAATAATTATTATTCCAGATGAAAGGGATCAACACATTGTCTGCTGCATCGCATACTTCTTGCAGGGTCGCATCTGCGTAAAGTGACCCAACGCCAAGTGCGCTGCGTAACTCTGCAACAGTTGTGAGCGACATATTTCCTTCTTTCTAAAGACTGGCGGGGTGTAAGGGCAACACCCCGCCAGTAACTTAGTTGGCTCTAATTAAGCCTTGTTGAACCAGTTTGCTCCAGCAGCCAACTTGGTTGCTAGTGCGCCCTGACCGAACAGCAAAATATCTACTGTTCCATCGCTATTGATGTTTGTGCGGAATTGCTGGCGTGAATCTTCGTACCATGTATATGCTTCAGGGTTAACAATTACCATTGAGTAATCAGCGGTATTGTCTCCGCCTGCGCCTACGATGTAACGAGAAACGCGGAGCTGAAGTCCTGCTACTGTGCCAGTTACTGAGTCTGGAGCAAGTGCGCCAGCGTTGTTCATTGGGTTAGAAGCAATGTAAATAGGGCGGCCATTGTCGTTGTAAGACATGATGTTTGCCCATTGTTCAGGAGTTACAACGATGTTCTTAGCAAAGCCGAGAGATGCCTTGTAAATAGCAGCGGCTGAACTTGAAACATATCCAAGAATGCCGGTAGCTGAGTTTGCTGCGCCTGTTGCGTTTAGTGTGCCTTTGTCGGCAATTTCACCAGTTACATACTGCTCAGTATCCTTTGCGTAAGCAACTTCCATTTGACGAAGAAGTTCTTCAAGGAACGCAGGAGTCGAGTTTGAAATCAATTCGAGAGTTGAAATAGCACGACCCTTGAATGATTTCTTTGTAACTGTAATATATTCAGCCTCAAGTTGTGACTCGGTGACTGCTGCATTTTCATCGATTTGATCGACAACTGGAACTTCTGTAATCTTTGGAAGTTCAAAAGTCTTGCCGAATTGTGGCATTGTGCCGCGTGAAATTGAGTCAATAAGTGGGCGATCAGCGTTTGATAAAAAGTTAAGCAACTGGTTGCTCTGTGGTGTTGGAATAAATCCTGCACCTGTTGACTGATCATTGTCTGCCGCTTTAAGGTACTGCTTTGCATCTTCATCGCCAAGAAGTGAAGCCTTGAGTGTGTTCTCAAGATACTTGATCTTAGTTACTTCGATGCGTGGCTTTGTGTAAGCCATTGCTGCTACTGTTGGGCGAGCGGCTTCAACAGCCGTTGCCTCAACTTCTGGTGCTGCTACGGTGTCTGGAGTATTTTCCACGACCGCCTCGCTTTCTGTTGGTGTGTTTGGTTCAGCAGGGGTTTCGACTTCCTCTGCTGCGATCTCTAGAACCTGAGCAGACTTGAAGGCTGGTTCAGTTACGAGAGAAACTTCTTTTAGTTTTGCCGCTGTTACGACAAGGTAACCATCGCGTGATGGTTTTGATGCAGTTACTTCAGCACCGATAGAAAGTCCGGATACTAAACCTTCTTGCGCCATAACAAGTGCATCATTTCCGCCGGATGAGCGTGAAAGTTTGAAAGTTGCATAGATGCCGTCAGCGCGAGTTTCCGCTGCGATCATGCGACCGACTGGCTTTTTCATATCGTGCTGCGATAGTAACTTAATTTTGGTTGGATCAGAAATCTCAATGCTTCCAGCTTCAAACACAACGCCACCCATGTTGGTCTGACCGATTTCGCCAGTTCCCATAGGAACGATCTTGCCGCTAATCTCGCGGCGATCTTCATTGCACTCGATCGCTGACGCTTCAATTATCAAAGTGTCCATTATTCACCATTTCCGTTAGGAGATAAATCTTCCATTTCCATTGCCTGCTCGATGGTAATTAAACCTAACGCAAGCATCTTTTCAACCACTAGCAGGCGATCCATAGGCTCGGTACGAAGGAAGGTATCGTCAAGAGCAAACTTTACGTAGTGACCAGTTGTTGAAATATCATCCATACTTAAGCGAGCCTCAATAGCCGAGACATATGGCTGCATAGTTAAAGCAACGAGCTGCTTTCTTTCTTCAATTACATTGCTGTAAGTCATGCTTGTGTTTTGTGAAGCAGAAACGTAATAAGGATCTACTGAGCAAAGTCTGGCGCACTCAGTTGCTAAGTTCTGAATTGCTTCCGCGTAAGCCATATCTTTCGGTGAGAAAGATACTGGAGAATAATCAAGCGTGGAAGTTAAATATGCTGTTGATTTATTTAGTCGGGCTTGTTTCCAAGCAGAGAGTAATCCCTGAACTTCGTTAGGCGGCAAATCTGCGCCAGAGTTTTTAAGATAGCCGGTAGGCATTGGAGATGCTGCTGCAATAGCCGCTGCGCGCTGTGTGTCGATGGCTGCTTGAATTGTGCTTCCGCCGTAAGCAAGAATACCTTCATCTTTTTGGAAAGTAATAAGCGATCCAAGACCAGACATCGGAACGGGCATTCCATCTACATAATACTGAGTAATATATTGAGACATTACATCGGTATCGAAACTTACTCGGGTATTACCGATCCACTCGGCACGCGCCATTCTGCCATCTTCAGCATAAACTTCAGTAATACGCCAGAAAGCCTGTCCATAGAACAAAAGGCTATCTAAAGTAAAATAGATAGTTTCAAAGCGTGGCTGATGAATAGATGGTTGTTCAACCCAGCGCGGTGCTGCAATTTTTTCGCCAGTTGATTTCTTGTAATACTCCAAAGGAATTGAAGCAATAGTTCCTGCGATAAGGTCGCGGCATCGCTTGATACTAGGTACGCTGAGAGCTGCTACTCGACTTACCGCAGAAGGATTAAAATTGTTATACCCAAAATATGGGTCAGCCATAATTTGCGGGGCTGCCTGTGCTTCTAGAACTTTTGGCTTACGATCAAATAGACCCATAGGGGTCAATTATACACTACATATAGGACATTACGTGTATATAGCCGCAACCTGTTGTGGTTTCATTAACATTGAGACAACCATAGCCAAAGCAATAGGCGCTGAGACATCTCCAGCCGATTTTCTTTTAACGATACGCCAAGCCGAGTCATTAACTTTAGCCGCGCAGTTATTCATCTGTTGGATTAGGTTTGCTTGGCCGTTATGAACTACGCGGTGATTAACTAGGCCATCGAGTAAGTCTCCGCAAGCCTGATAGAACTGCTGGCCAGAGATATCTTGGACAATGCAGCCAGCATTAGCCAATTTGTCGGCTATCGACTGGGTTGTGTATTTGTCGTAGCAGATTTGGCGTGGGCGATATTGATCCGCCCAGCCTTTTATATCTGCCGCAATTTTGAGATCGTCAACCGAGACGGCACTTTCCCAAGTCTGCAAAATACCCACTCCAATTCGACCGTCTGGCAGGATTTGTCCGGCAACTAGCGAAGCATTGCGGCGCGAAGGTGCAACATCGAAGCCAAAGACTGTGTATCCGCCAACTGGGATCGTTAAATTGGTGTCGCTAGTCTCCTCAAGGATGCCATGCGGCCAAGGGCTGCTAAGTGAGTCGATCCATTGGCAAAGTAACTCAGTTCGAGTGTTTTCGATCGGTGAAGTCGCTACTGACTCGGCTAATGACTCTTTAGTGATCGTGTAACCCAAAGCAGGGTTAGCCAAAGCCCAAGAATTAAGATCGTCTATCTTGCAGTATTGAGGCGCTGAGTATTCGTAGAACCCAAAGGATTTTGGTGGGTTGTCCAACGCTCTCTCGCGCAGCTGGTTGAGTACAACGCTAAAAGCATCTCCAGCGTTTGAAGTTAGAAAAGTGTGGGCATTAGGTCTAGCGCGAGTTACCGGCATCGCTGCTCGATAGCCTTCCTCAGACCATTCACGAACTTCATCAAGGAACAGGGCATCGGCTGTTCTACCGCGTGAGCCGTCTCTGGTGGCTGCTACAACATCTAAACGCCTACCGTCTTTCATTTCGATGCTCTCAGTACCGTTTGCATAGCGAATAGCCTTGACTAGCGCCATAAGGTTCTCGTTATGCTCAAACACGCTTGCAACTTGTCTAAAGGTGTCCAAAGCCATCGAACGGTTAGATGAAGCAATGATTATATTCTTGCTATCCCATTTAAGCAGGTGAGCCAAGATCACCATACGCGTAAGGTGGGTTTTGCCGTTTTGGCGAGCAACTAGCAGCAGGTTTGTCTTGCGTATCCACATTCCCTTCTTATCCACGCGCAACATGTCCGTTAAAACGAATTTCTGCCATGGCAATAAAGGCATCTTGATTAGGTTTGCCAACTCGATCACATCGTTGACCTTTGAAGCGCCCTTTAAATATGGGCTGTGAAGTCTTGGTTCAGTTGCCCCTCGGACTGCTCGGGATCGTTTGGCCGGCATCGGGTTAATTCTCGATCGGTCTGGCTGTGAACGGACTATCTTGGTGAATTTTGGACTGTGTCGGAGAGAGGAAGGAAGGAAAGACAGGGGGGGCGAACGTCTGTGCTAAAAAAACCCCTTGTGAGCGTGATCCCTTGCGTGAGTTGCATGGTCTACACGCTGCAATAAGGTTCTCAAGACTCATTGCCAGATCAGGATGTTTATCAACTGGGAGTATGTGATCCACCGTATCTGCAGTCTGGCCGCAATAGCCACAGGTGAAGCCGTCACGAGCAAGCACCGTCTTACGCAGTGCGCGCCATTGTCTGCTATCTCTAGGATCTTTGGATTTAGGCATGGTCATAGGTTTAACTCTAACTGTCCGTTGTTGATGATAGTGATATCACCTCTGTTAGGTAGGTGATCCTTATTAGTCTGAGTCTTTAACCTATGGCAATTAGCGCATAGTGTTTGCAGATTAGACTCATCGTTGTTTAAGTGATTACCGTCTATGTGATCAACGTCTAGTTGTACTGGATGAATGGCCTTAAAGCCACATTGTTCACAATAGTCTTTCTTTGATAAGCGATAGCCGTTTTCTCTGCACTTCCAGCAACGTCTATCCCACAGTTTTAATCCTGACTCAGCCCTACCTTTAGTCCGGCATGGCTCGCCACAGGCGCATAACGGTCGTATTCCTGATTTGGGCATTACTGCCATCCTTTATGCTTTAGATGCTTAAGTGCTAAGCAATAGTTAGGTTCATCGTATTGAGTAAGTCCATATCTAGATGATACATAATACCAATATAACCAGAACTGATAATCGTAAGGCTTACCTTTAACAGCCTCACTCTTAATCTGGTAATAGCCATGAGTCTGTTTAGTACCAGCTTTATTACCTATTGCATCTATCTGCCATCTACTCTCTCGATAGATTATCTCGTTATGGCAGTTATATTGCTTATCTGTTAATTGCTCATTAGCTAATACTTTGATGCTTTTAGTGGCATCTATTGAAGCCATTACATCTAAGGGCATTGCTATAGATAGACCTATCCCAATAACGGCGGCTACCGAGCGCGCTGCGCCTTTCGGGCGCGCTCTGAAGCCCTTGAAGGCTTCTAGCCGTAAGAGTACCGACCTTGTCAAGTATGTTGAGCGTAGCATTTTCTTATCGTCTCATTATATGAGAGTGATCTTGGTCACACATCATTATCGGTTATCCGTTGAATAGAAGCCATTACCTTTAAACAATATGCCAAAGTTGCTGTATATCTTTTTCATTGGTTCATGGCAGAACCCACACTCAACATCGTGAGGCTCACTTATGGATAACTCTTTCTCATAACGCAGGTTAGCCTCACATAGATCATTGGTACATTCGAACTCATAAATAGGCATTACTTCTCAACTCCATGAACTGTCTCTAGGTGATTTAACATAACTCGGCTAACGCCTTGCTGACCGCCAAGATAATCATAAGCGCCTATTAGCGAGAAGCCACAGAAGCAAGTGTGGAATGACTCTGGTAATTCGTTAAGATTATCTCCTGCTTTGGGCATCTACTGATCCTCACATGACTTGCAATAGCCGGCAACAGTCCATTCACCGCAGCCTTTACATCTGATTATGTCTGAGTCTTGAACAACATCTTTGCGCTTGTCGTATCCTGCTGCTAGGAGTAACTCCACCAGATCGCTTAGGCGCAGCATCGCCACATAATCCTCAGCGTTTTCGCCTTGCCCATTAAGTCTAAAAGTGGCAAACCCCACTAAGCCACTTTTACTAGTTCGACTTTCGATCTGGCGGAGTGTTCCCTTTATGTCTAGGCCTGTGCGCGCTTTAACCTCGCAGTCGAACGGAACATTGAGAATGTCACGCCCAGAACCTCGACCAACTGAAGCGCCTTCCCACCAGCGCCTCAGATACTCTGCTACCACACGCTCGGTGCGAAAGCCCCTATGCTTACGGCTTTGACTCATTGACCGCGTGGCATTTCTTGCATGACCATGTAAGGATCGTGCCGGCTATCCAGAACGCTAACTCCTCGCGTGGTACTGGCTCATTACATAGATGACAGATGATCCTAACTTGCAACGCGTTTAACAATTCCTGATGCTTAGCCTTTTCTGCTCGTTCGTTATCGCTTGGGAAGTTCTCCCATTCACCGTCTTGGTTCATAAACTGTAGGCTACTCATCATTTAACCTCTTGCGGTTTCCAAGTGCCGTCAGGCGCGATGTTGTACCACATTACATCGCGGCAGACATAGCATGAGAACTTACCCCACGGTTTGTTGTTCTTTGCGCTTACGCCTGTTTTCCATTCCATTGGCTTATGGTCATGGCAGTTTCGACATAGTGGAATGTCTTTGTCGATCTTGACTGCGCCTAGCACATTTTGAACAAGTGCTACAGCTTCTGCTGCGCTAGGAGCAGGTGCTACCGCTTTAACAGTCCAAGGATCGTCCTCTTTTTCGACTGTAATCTTATCTGCTAACTTCTCAGCAAAGGGCTTAACTACTGGCTTTGCATTAAGGCGGTTGACCTTCTCCATGTCCTCGCGGCTACTGCGTTGGTCATCACCTAGCAATAGTGAGCAAACACGCCCATAACTGCTTGTTATACAGTTTTCTACCCAGAAGTCGCGGTTCACGCCCTTCTCGGATCTGAACTCATAAGCGCCGTCAACTGCTGCTGGGTGTTCGTCTTTGCTATCGCGGTAGATTTCAGTAATTACCCAGACAAAGCCCTGAGCATGGTTAACTTCGATGGAACGAATGTTAAAGCGACACATTGGGTAGTTGTCATGCACTTCTTTTATCTTTTGCGCAGCCGTCTTATATTCCTCTAGATTAAACATAAAGTTCATTCTCCTCTGTGTGCAGTTGCGCAGCTATGCTGGCGTAGGCAACTAGATCAACATAGGTGTCAGTCTTGGCTGTCTCCATGCTTCGCGCTATTTTGACGAGTGCCATACACATTGCGACCTGATAATCAGTAACCGGCATTTCCAGATAACTCGACCAGAGGGCAGCCGTTCTTGCCATGTTGTCAGTTGGGTGACCGTAATCCATTCCTCGGTCTTGTATTGTTGCTTTGGCTTCGTTGAGGTAATCGCGTGCATTCATCGGCCGACCTGCTCTAATTGGCGAGCGATCTTACGAGCTGCAATGCGCCCCCTGATCTTGCCATGTTCGAAACCTTTACCGTAACCAAAGCCAAAGCCGATCAACGCGCCTAGTGCTAACGATAAAGTAATTGCTACATCTGCGTTCATAGTTTCACCAACTCAGCGTGTAAATCTGCGCAGTTTTCGCATGCTGCAACTGTAAATTGCTCACCGTTGTCATACTGATAAACGCAGTTCTTTTTAAACTCTGCGTATTTTCCACACATTTTGCATATTGCTAACATTTGTTGCCCTTCCGTTGCGCCCTTCGCAACTTCTTGGGTTAAGTGTTACACAACTAGCAGACATCACCTAGCATATTTTGATAACGGTTTGGTAACAATTCTGCCTCGTCAACAGCATCGTCTATTGTTCGGCGAATGTCTGGGAAGTCATCTAGCCCTGCCATAGCGCCTTCCATGTACAACGAAAGTTCCGTCTTTCTCAAGGTTTATGAGAGTCACCTGAGTATCCTCAACGATGATAAAAGCCTGCTGCCAGTTCATAGTGCCTTTGGTGTACGCAGCCTTGCGGATATCCATTAAATGACCGCCTTCAACCCCACGCAGGATACGCCCTAATTTGCCCCCAGAAGCCTC